CGTGCCCGCCACATTGCCAGAAAGTAATTAAACGCCGCCTGCTGGCGCGTTGCGGTGGTGATCGCTTGGACGAAGATGTCGTAGAGGCTCGTCGCGGTGTTTATGAATTGCCCGACGTTGATCTTTCCGGCCGCGATCTGTGCGTAGAACTGTTCCGCCTGTTCCGCGAACTGCGGGGCCATCGTGGCGAGCACGGCGACCTTCTCGATGATCGAGGTCGCGAGCTTCACGCCGTCCGGAAGTCTGTCGCTTATTTCGCCGGCGTAGCCCTTGACCGTGAACCGCTCCGGCTTGATGGCGATGTGGTCCTGGATCGCGCTATTGTCCTCGACGTAGTGGTCCGTGATGTCGCTATCCAGGGACACGTCCTCTGTTGCAACGATGTCAAAGAGAAAGCCCGAGATCCCGGTAAGTCCTGGGGATCCCGTGGGCCGAACGACGGCTTGGGTGACCACCTGATTGATTAGGTTCGCGGTTTGCGCAACGTCGGATTGAATGCTCACAGGCGCTTTCCTCCGTCCTGATACGCCGTCTTTTTAAGAACGTGCTCGATCTCGCGGGCGATTTGCTGTGCTATTCCTGCGGGGCCGCTCTCCGCTCCGTTCACTGCGATCGTGATCGTGTTCTGCTGTGTCATGCTTGCTCCGGCGCCAGTTAGCCCGGACGCCGAAGGCAGGGAGATAGAAAACTTGTCGTGAATCTTGTACATGGCCTCGCCTATTTGCTGAATGCTTAGTCCTAATGCGTCGGCCATGAGCGCGAGATCTCCCATCCAGCCCGCGAGCTTCTTAATAACTCCACCGCGCTCCATGACCGCCAGGTTGTCGCTCATCACTTTCGCCAAGTGCGCTAGAGCCGGGGACATCTGCTCCGTCATGTCCATTCCGAGCTGATTAAGAACTTGCGAGAGCTTCCGCCATTCTCCACCCATGTTTTTGATCGTTTCGATTTGCGCCTGGGATGATGCCATATTCAATTTTTGAGCTTCCCATTGCGCGTTGCTCATCCGGAGGTAAAGCGCGGACGATTGCGAGAGCCCAAGCTGGGAGAGCATGAGCACCTGGGTTTCCTTGTCCAGACGCTGGAACGCGTTCCGCATCTTGTCGATCAGCGCGATTGGATCGGTCCCGAGGCTACTGATCCCGGCTCTCCCCTTATTGTTCAGCCAATACAGGGCCTGATTGATTCCGGCGTCCGGGGTCCCGAGCTTCTTGATCTTGATAAGGCGCTCTTGGAGCTGTGCCAGGTCATTCATGGCCTCCTGGGCGTTCCCTCCAAGCTGTGCCACAGCATTGGCGAAGCGTTGGGCGCCCTCGATGGGGAGGTTCGTGGATTTGCCGAAGATGTTCAGCGACATTGCGGTCGATATGGATTGGTCCGTGATCTGCTTGAGCTTGACGTAGATCCCATCGAGCCCGACGCCGGCGAGGATGGTCCGGGCGTTCAGCTCTCCGATATTCTTGATGAGATCTTTGAGAGGGAGAGGGTTTGTCTTGAAAAATATTTCCGCGAAGAATTCCGTTAACTTCATTTCCCATCCCCTTTGTTCAGTTCGATCACGGCGCGTTCGTACTGGTCCGTGAACTGCTCGTATTCAATGGCCGCGAGCACCAGATCGCACCTCATGGCCAGGATCTCGTCCGGCCGTCCGTACCCGGCCTTTGAGAGCCGGAGCGCTATCAGCGTCGCTGTGTCCGCCTCGACCTTTACTTCGGGGAGCTTGTATCTTTTGGGAAAATTCCCGCAAACTGTGAGCCGAGGTTTTGCACGAAAGGGCGGAGGTTAAAAACCAGCACCTCCTGGGCGACTGGAAAGAAATCCGCCCGCTCTTTGGCCGGCTCGAACGTGTCCTTCGTGATCTTCTGGCCGTTGTATGTCGCCCGGCCAAGCAAGGGCCAGAGCGCGTTCTTCACGGCTTTGGAGGCGCTCAGCCGCATAAAAAGACCGACCAGGCTCTCGCTCTCAAAATTCAAGCTCCCGAGCTCCGCTTTCACGGCCTCGTCCAAGCGCTCGCACTCCTCGAAGGATCCGAGGGTTGCTTCCAGTTCCGCCCCGCTTGCGAGTGTCTTTTTAAGATTCGCCACAGGTTACCCCATGCTCCGTTGCGAGTTCCCGAAGATAACTTCCCACGTGACGGACGCCTGCTCCGTGTCGCCTTCGGCGTTGTCCTTCACGCTCGGCTGTTTCTTGATCAGGCCTCCGGTCATGGCGTAGGTGACGGGCGTAATGGCTCCCGCGCCGTCCCCGGTCCTCTTGACGGATTCCCCGGTCATGAGGGTGAATGCCGCCGGGTCGTTTACGAACGTCTGAAGAAGCGCGTTCATGAACTTGTCGTCCGCGCTCCCGACGAGAAGGCGGTACGTCGCCTTCGACATTTTCCCGGTCTCGTTTACGGCATAGATTGTGTTCCCGTTCTTCCCCTTCTTGGCCGCCACGAGATCCGATTCGTACTCGATCTGGACGCAGTCACCGTCCGCGAAATCGTTCAGGATTCGGCCGTTGATCTTGTGCGTGTCCTTGCCCGTCAGCGATACGACTTGTCCCATGATTTACTCCTTTTTCCTTTGAACTTAAGCGTTGAGAGAAACGATGACGTTCGAGCTGTGAACAGCCCCGGCGAGCTTTGCCGCGATCTGGATAACGGGGGCCTTCCTGGCCGTGCGGTCTGCGACCGACTGGAGGTTGACCGGCTTGGAGTAAATGTAAAACCCGAAGCCGGAAATGTTCGCGAAGAAGTCCGCCTGGACTCCGAATGTCTCAGGGCTGGTCCAGGGTCCGGGGGCCACGAAGCCGTTGTTGACGGCCTGCTGGCAAACCTGGCGGTATGCGCTCTTGAGGAGCGATATCCCGGCTTCCGTCTGCGGCACCTTTGAGGCGACCTGGGCGAGGGCGTTGAAACCCGCGACCTTGAGGGCGCTCACGAACCAGATCGTGTTCAGGACGTTGTCAAAGTAATCATTCCCGCCGCTGGAAAGAACGGCCGGGATCCCAGCGACGCTGGCGTAAATGTCAACGCCGGCGGCGAGGCACGCGTCACGGTACGCCTGGGTGATCGTGTCATCCGTCGCGACCGTGGCGAGCTGTTTTAAGTTCATTGTGAGCGTGCTGTTTGACGCTCCGTAGTTCACCGAGAATCCGGCGCCGGCATAGGCCGCGGCAAATGCGAGAAGCTCGTCCGCGTCCCCGTGGTAAAGGCACCGGGTCCTTGTGTCCAGGGCGTCCTTGATGTCGGTAAACGCGCCGGCCACGTCGGAATAGGTCGAGCTGGGAAGGATCAGGATCTTGTCTCCGAGCGCCTGTACCGCGTCCGCGAGGGCTTTCCACCCGGTGTTTGCCGGGTAAACGTTCGCCAGAACACCAACGAAGAACACCTTCGCCGCGAGCCCTGTTATGTCCCCGATCGCCAGGGCCGATCCGTCCATAGGCGCCACGATGAGCTCCCCGTTTCCGTTCAAAGAATTCGGGTTTTGACTGAAGAATGCCACGGCCATTGCGTAGGTGTCGGACTCCGTGCCGAAATCTTCAGCGACTTCCGCGGGGCTCACATAGGGGGTGTATCCTGCCGTGGGGAACCCACCTTTCGGGGTCTCGTTTGTGAAAAGGGCGACGTTATTGACGTTATAATCGCCAAGACCGACCGGGGCTTCGGATACGGAAATGTTGATAACATTGGTCAAACTGAGCATGGTGTGGCTCCTTTTTTTTGCATGGTGAACCTGTAAAAGTTCATGGGTGCTGTGTCTTTAGAATAACACGGCAAACTGAAATTTCTTGTTATTCTTCGGGGTCCGGCTGTGGCTGGTCGATCTCTCCTGTGTCGCTTTCCTCGGTGAGGACCCGGAGCTTGAAGGCGTCGTAGAAGTCGATCTTCTTGTTCTTGGAGTACCAGGCCAGCGTCACGATCGTGATCGCGAAGCGATAATTCCTGGACGCGCCCTCGATGTGCGAGAGGTCTGTCAGTCCGTTCGGAATGGGAGCGATCCGGAAGCTGTTTTGTTCCTGGACCTGCTGGCTGTGGTTTGAGGAGAGCGCGGCGATCACTTCCCAACGGCGGAAGAGCGCGGCCGTCGATTTCGACATGATGTCGATCTGGATCATCTCCTGGATGTTTACTTCCTGGCGCTCGATAGGGTTCCCATCCGTGTCCTCGGCCTGGACGTTCCGGTTCCCGAAGCATTTACTGCCAAGCATGGAGAGGGTTATGAAGATCCCGTCGTCTGTCGGAATATTAAATTTTTGGTTGTAAATGATGGCCCGGTCCTCGTCGAGCTCCATCTCGGAGAGGATGATCTCCCGGATCAGCGTGATCGCGCTTTTCTGCTCGTCGTCTTTGATCATGATTCCTGATAGTCCTCTGTGAGGTCGTATCTTAAAAATCCGTACATGGAGTGATCCTCTTTGGCCATGCATCGGTACCGAGTTCCGTTAATCGACACGATGTCGTCCGGCTTGAGGTTAAGGCCGGGCAGGCAGTGGAGCGTGAAGAACTTCCAGGTCCGCTGGCCCTCGTACTTGATCACGACCTCCTGTGCGCTCATGACCTGAACGACGCCCTGGGTGTCCTGGGCGGTCTCTATTTCCTGAATAAAGCCGTCTACGTTCGTTTTACAGAGGGTCACGGCCCGTATTGGGTAAAACAGGCTAGGGAGGGCGCTACCCAGGTCAGGAAGCCCCGAAACGGCTTGATTTAGGGGCTTTAAACTGCCTTTTTCGAGTTTCATGTCTCTTTTACCTCGCGATCGACCGATTTCCTGAGTTCCCCGGTGTCAATGAGTGGCCTACTGTATTCCTTTTTCTTCTGGTCAGGGAGTTCGTTATAGGCGCTCGTCTTAATTCTACCCTTTTTCCCTTTCGGGTGTTTTGGGATCTTGTTCGGGGCCCACTGCCCGAATCCGGAGGACGCGAGCGCCTGATCGATCGCTTTCATGCACCGTGCTCCGAGCTCGTCG